CCAATTTTTTCTTTCAGATTATCTTTTAATCCTATATCCTTGTGATATGTATTAGCCGCTTCTTCAATTTTATTTTTAAGTTCTACGAATTCGGAATGTGTTTCATTGAAAACATCATCACTTTGCCATCCTCCCACATTTGTTAATTTAGCTCCATCTTCGTTTTTGCGTTGCATTTCATAAGAAAACGAAATCAACGAAGGTATATTTAATTCCAAGTGCGATATTTGTATTGGCACAAGGAATAGATTTGAATATTCCATTTTAATCTTCCTGAAAAAACGTAAGCATTATCAATTTTCTCATCTCTCTGTAGTCTTTTCCGTGTATTGCTCCATTAGCATTTCCCACTCTAACCACAGAGTATTGTTTTAATGCTTCATCCAATCGTTTTCCAAAAGCGTCTTTCTGTCTATCTCTGACAGGCACATAATCTTTATCATCCATATTAAGTTCTCCCAATCGCCTATATTATATAAATAGTTATAAAGAAGAGAGGATTCTTCTCATTACACATTATATATACGAAAGGAAAAAATGTGCGAAAACGAACAATGCGAATCTGAAGATTGTACCTGTGACCCCTGCGAATGCAGTATGGAGAATCCCTGTGATTGCTGTGATCACTAGGCATCAGGCATAAATTACACATAAATAAAGATAAGATAACAATTAAATTAAAGAGGAATAATAAATGGAAACTTTACTAGCAGTATTTGGAGCAAAATGGTGTTGCGTATTTGCATCCACAGCTGGAGGAGTAACTAATGGATTAGTTCACACTTGGACTGGATGGAAATCAGAACTCAAAAATGTTCTGCTGGCAGCGGCAACAGGATGGATAGCCGCAGAATTTGCTATACCAGCATTAATGGAATCATTTAAATTTGGTCCATATACTGCTCTCGCAATAGCATTTATGATTGGCTATATGGGTATTAGATTACTGCCCCATTTAGAGAAAAAAATTATGAAAAAGGTAGATAAAGCAATAGACAGTATTGACAAAGATTAATCAAAAAGGTTGTAATGGCTAAATTACAAAGTGTAGATGATTTAAGAGATTATGCATATCGAAAACTAGGAGCTCCGAAGATTGAGATTCAAGTGGACGATACTCAAGCATATGACAGGATAGATGATGCTCTCCAATTATTCGTTGAGCGACATTTTGATGGTGCCGAGGAGAAATTCTTAACCATTGAATTTGACGCGGATGACGAAACTAACGAATATTTAACATTGGATGATGATATCATAGCGGTGACAAGAATTTACGAACCAGGACGATATTCTTCTGATGCTATGAATGATGTTCGCTACAGAATTATGGCAGACGAAATGTTTGATATGACTAAGGTCAATATGCAGTATTTTGAAATAACAATGGAACATCTTGAAATGGTGAATAGTTATTTCAATCTGGATAGAACATTTACATTTAATAAGGGAAATCATCGGCTCTATTCTCATTCAGGTAAGATAATTGGTCCAATTTGTTCAGACGAAGCAGAAACAACTCAGGTAGATTGTGAAGCCGCAGGAGCAACTTGGACAATTGGAAACTCTATACTCTTACGAGCGTGGAAAGCCCTAAGACCTGATGAGTCTTCATCTTATGCGTTAGATGTTTTCAACGATGAATGGATTAAAAAGTACGCCACTGCTCAAATTAAACAGCAATGGGGAGCAAATATGAAACAGTTTGATGGAATGCCATTACCAGGAGGAATAACAATTAATGGACAACAAGTTTGGGATGAAGCGAAAGAAGAGATTGACAAACTCGAAGAAGAATTTTCACTTAATTACGAACTTCCAGCAAACTTTATAGTGGGGTGATCTCGTGGGAATGTTTGACAATATGTCCAAATCCCCTATTGTACAAGATATGGTGGAAGAAGTTGTTGAGATTGTCGGATTTCCCGCAAAATATCTTCCGCGTAAATATAGCACGGCACTCGATCCTATCTTCGGAGAAGATCCGTCGAGCCATTTTGATACTGTATGGACTTTTAATGTCCTTATAGATGAGTATCAAGAATATGGTGATGTCGGAGATTTCTATGGTAAATTTGGTGTAGAAGTTACAGACGAAATGAAGGTTTCTTTTACAAAGAAATCCTTTGCTGAACAAACAGTAGCCACGGATGATGATACTCCAATTGCAGGTGATCTATTATATTTTTCCGATGCTGAAGCATTATTTGAAGTGACGTTTGTCGGTAACGATTCTTCATTCTATCCTTCTCCAGAAGGTCCACAATATGTTTGGACTTTAACACTCAAACCTTGGGAATATGGTGGTGAAGATATTGATGTGGCAGATGCAGAGATAACCGCACTAGAGACAGATATACAAACGGCAGTAGATGCTGAATTAGCAACGCCTGATTGGGATAGTATGGATGATGATATTCTTGACCTATCCGAGATGAACCCATTTGGATCGACCTAAGGAATAGATTATGTTTGGAACAACTTTTTATCACGGAACAACTAAAAAATTAATTATTGCCTTTGGATCGGTCTTCAATAATATTCACGTTCAAAGAACGGAGTCGGATGGTACACTCATTAAAGATATTAAAGTACCGTTAGCCTATGAGTCCCGCAAAAAATATCTAGCACGATTAATACAAGATAGTGTAAAGAACAGACAAGTTCCACGTATGGGATTTATTTTGACTGCTCTTACGGCAGATTATTCTCGATCTGTGAATCAAATGAACGAGTATAAATTCACTTCACCAGTGGCCGGGAAATCAACTATTATGTATACTCCTATTCCATACAACTTCAATTTCACTCTTGATATATATGTAGATTATATGGATGATGGGCTTCAAATCATTGAACAAATTTTACCTTATTTTCAGCCAGACTTCAACGTAGTAGTTGAAGAAGTTCCTGAATTAGAATTAAAAAGAGATATTCCCATCGAACTGACTGGGTTGACTATGACCGATGAATTTGAGGGAGATTTTTCAGAACAACGAATAGTCAATTGGAATTTAGATTTTGAAGTAAAAGGATGGATTTATCCACCAATACGAGAACAAGAGAAAGTCGAGACAGTTACGGTCAGCTATACGCTTCCTGACATTGTAGATGAAGACGGAGATGGAATTGATCAGGGATGGTTTCAGCTAGGAGTGTAATATGGCTGAGGAGAAGGCTTTACCCAATATAAATGTACCTAAATTAGTATTATTATTAAAGCAGACGAAACTAATCCCGCCACAAGAGATTAGCGTATTTAAAATGATTATTAAAAAAATGAATAAAGGACTAAAGCTCAATGTTAAGCAGAAAAAGATTTATAATGATGTAGTAACAAAAGCCTCAGTAGATCCATTGTCAAATAATATGGCGTTATTATCTCTGACCAAAAAGACATTAAAACTGAAAATGAAAAGAGAAGCCGCTGGAGGTAAATGATTACTTTTTCAAAATATACAGATATAGTCAATGCTATTGCTAAAAAGTTAAAGACTACAAAAGATGCCGCTAATAATGCTCTCATAAAAGCACAGCAAAAGGGAATTGATCCTCTGAAATGGCAGAAGAATCTAACGATATTAAAATCGTTTATTCAAATAGTTGCACATTATGATCCCTCAATTGATGAAAGGGAGATGACGGATAGACAAAAGCTCGTTCAAATCCAACATTATTGGGACAATTTAGATCATATGGCTTCTGATGAACGAAAAAAGAAAAGTCTAAGTATAAGACTAGGTATTACAAATATTAAGCTAAATTCAAGAGGAAAAATTATATCATTTGAAGAAGCAAAAAAAGTAAAATTACCACCACATCTCGCAAAGTTTTTTGACAAAAAAGGTAATCCAAAACCAGAAGTTGCAAAACGTATTAAAAAAGGTAGAGCATTAAAAGGGGTAAAAATAACAGATGTAACTCCAGATTGGATGTTTGAGAAAGATCAAGATTATGGAAAAACAAAACACAGAGAAGAAAAGCATTAAAGATAAATTAGATGCCGAATTGAATGTTGCTGAAGATATTATAGCAGATTTTGAGTGTCCAGATGTTGGATCTATTGAGATTGACAAACGACTTGTAAATACCCGCAGGGAACGTGGTCTTGCGCCTAGGGCGACAGTACAATCAGATCCAGATAGTGGTGATCTCGGAGTAGATTATCAATATGCTAGAGAACAACTATATAATCTTATAGAAAGAGGTAATGATGCTCTGGAAGGCATTCTTGAACTAGCAAAAGAAATGGAACATCCGAGAGCATATGAAGTAGCTAGTGGTCTCATCAAAAATGTATCCGAAACTACAATGGAATTGTTAAGAATGCAAAAAGAATTAAAACTAATGAAAGAGGGAGAAGCACCAAAAACAAATGTCAATAATCTTTACGTGGGCAGCACCGCTGAATTGCAAGAAATGTTAAAGGGAAAGACTATCAATGATGGAAAAGATTAAAGATTGGATAGATGCTAAAATGTTCGACCTCTTCGGTAAAGACAAATCCGGAGATAAAATTTACGAAACTCGATGGGTGTGGTATCATACTGTTCTTGTCATAGAGTTGTTTATAATAATCCTATTACTATTGTACATAGCACTTTAAAGATGCAATTATATTATG